ATTTCAAGATCTTTGATCATATTGGGACTTTCTTCAAAACCACATACATGGACTCAACCGCCCGTGGCGTGCGCAGCAATTGTTCTTGTGGCAATTCTAAGTCTGCGCTTGCACTTAATTTGTACTCAAGGCGCTCCATGTTGAACCGTGAACCCGTCCAACCAAGATACCAAGCCCAGGCGCAGTAATAAACCCATGAGTTCTCGTTGAATGTACGCACATGCGTGGGGTCTTGCCAAGCACCCAGACTCAAGTCATAAGGCACTGAGATGTGCATCTCGCCGCCCATCTCCAGCAAATCGCGGCAGTTGGTCATGGCCGCGACCAGATCAGGAATGTGCTCGAGCACGTCAATGGCAATGATCTTTGAGAACATGCCGCGCTCAATGCTCACCTTTTCAATGGGCGACCAGATCACCTCGCCATACGTCAACTTGGAAATATCAACAACCCAGTCAGCGCCGACATCGGACCTGATGTCAGCGTTGACGCACTCAGATCGCCGGTCCCGGCCACTACCCAGGTTGAGTATCAAACCACTGCTTTGCATATTCGGGTCGGTTCTTTCTCAGCCAGGGCATGGCCTGCTGTATCAATTTATTTCCATCAAGGCCAATTGTCTGGCTGCCAACGTGGTGGACATAGGACCGAGACAGGTAGTGCTGAAACCCGGCGGCCAGCAAATCGGTGCAATGCACGTCATCAGAGTACCAGTTCAGCGGGGGAAATTTCGCCACCTCCCAGGCATCCCGTGAGATCCAGGCAAAGATGGGGCTGGGACACTCCATGGGCATAATGTGCTCCTCCCATGGGTGCTTGAAGTAGTACAGATCCTCGCCAAACGGGTTGGACCTGATGTTTTGTGTGGCCCTGGACGCATCACACCTGGCGGCCACCCAGCCCAGCTTGGGCACTTGCTTTTTCAGCAGCATCACGTCATCCATGAGTACTTGGTAGCTTGTGGGGGTGAGCACTATGTCATCATTTGCCACAACGACAGAGTCAAACCCGTCAGCAAAGACCCGGTCAATCACCTCGTTGTAGCACTCGCCAAACGTGGACGGTTGGCCGTGGATCTGGTGATCAGCGTCATGGGAGCCGATGACTGACTCAGGGCCGCGCAAATAGATGGGCACTTGGCTTGCATACTCGCGCACGCTCGTCATCATCATCCGCAAGCACTTGCCCTTGACGGTGGCAACAGCGATTGGAGAGATCAATCCTTGGCCCCGACATTGATCGTGATCAGCGAACCCATGCCAGCAGAACCCATGTCGTTGCCGCTGTACTCGTCTTCGTCCATATCTTCGTCTTCATCTTCGCCCTCTTCGCTGCCAGCGACCCAGGCGTCACAAGTACGGCTGGCGGCGCACTTGAAGTCAAAGATCTCGCAGTACCCAAGGTCACCGGCATCGATCATGGCCCAAGGGTCACCCTCGTCACCAATACCCTTGGCGATGCAGTCAAGCATCGATTTCTCTTGGTTAAATGCGGAGCAGTTACCGCAAAGAGCTGTCTTTGCGTCCTTCTCGCTCACTTCCCAGGCGCTGGCCTTCTTCATCCAAAACTGCTTATTGGGCAGTGCCGGGTTCTCTGGGCCGTACTCGGCAGAGTTGATGGCCTTGCCACGGTTCTTGAGGTTGACCGTGATGTCTTGAGTGGCAGTGGGGCACTTGGCACCATTGGCCTTCATCATCTGCTCGGCTGCGCGTTCATAGTCTTTAGTTGCCATAATCGTTCACCATTTCACTTTGTTTGCCCAGTAGGCCGCGCTCATCTTGCCCTTGGCAATGTTTTGCGCGTGCCTGGCCTTGAATGCCTCATTCCTCTTGGACCCGTCAGGGGAACCAGTCACACCCTGCTGCCCAAACCTGATGAGCTTGACCTCGTCCCCAGACTTTGCCAGCACCGCGTGACTCTTGGTCTTGTGGCCGGGCGTGCGCTTGGGGGTGTTGTAGCCTGAGAATGTCTCAGATCCGCGCTTGATCATTTCTTCTTGGCCGTCTTGGCTGCCTGCTTGAAAGCCTTGGCAGTTGGGGCGCCGGGAGTGCCGGGTTTGCGCATCTTCTCTTTGGAACCGGCCGCGATGCGCTCACGCTTGGCCGCGATGTTGGCGTACAAACCGGGCTTCATTTCATCCCCCTGGTCTTCATGTTCTTGGCAGTGCGTGAGCCGCGCATAGGCATCTTGGCCTCGGACATGGCAATTGCAATGGCTTGCTTGGGACTCTTTACAACCTTGCCGCCCTTTCCTGAGTGCAGGGTTCCAGACTTGAATTCACCCATCACCTTGCCGACTTTCTTTTGCGCTTTGGTCATCTTCATGCTTGCCCTTTCAAAAATTGATTGTTGGGGAGGAATTACCAGCGGTGGCGCAAGCACTCCACAGAGGCGGCAACCACATGAACCATCCAACACACTTCCCCCCAATTATGCAACCCTGGGCAGGTTCCTGCGCAAAGGCTGCGACCACTTCCCAGACATGCTCGACCCATACATCCCGACAACAGCGTCACTTGCAAACGTCAAGCAAAACGCATCTGCCCTGTCAGGGGACGGCAGGCCGCGCTTTCTGATCTCATCTTTGCCCTCAATCTGGATCTTCCCGCTGGACGTGAATGAGTAGCGCACTGTCGCCAGTTCCGCAATCAACTGTTCATCTTTGGGCATCCGACAGTCACGCGCTTCCAACCATGCCTTGGCCTTGTGCCAGAGTTCAGCCTTGAGGTTTCTGTAAGTATTGCCCATGGCCGGGGATTCCGACACATTGATCCCGCGAGCAGGCAAACCCAGTTCCCTTAAGCGATCAACCACTCCAGCGCCCAAGCCAATCGAGTCAACCAAGATCTCCGCTGGCCGGGAGCTTGGCATCAAGACTTCCCACTCAGCGACAACTGCACCCGTGAGCTGCATCAGGTCCAAGTTCTTCCATGTCCTGATCGGTTCAGTGACGGCATTGCCCTGCCTCTTGCACAGGGCTGACTTGTCAGACCCAAACCTGGCAACGTCCAAGCCCCACACCATCCTGGCGTGCTGGCTGGCCTCAACGTCCCGGTTGGAGGCCATCTCCAGCAATTCCATGGGGATCACCGTGTCATCGTCACTGCGTGGGAATTCACCCAGCACCCTGATGCGGTATGCGTTCGACTCTTCACCGTAACGCGCCTTCATCTCTTCGATGTATTCCTGGCTGACTTGAGGTGAGTCAGCGCACGCTACCTTCATGGTCACCCAGTCATCAGCAAGCCGGTTGTGGGTGTCGTAGAAAAACCCACTGGATCTCACCGGGTTGCCCAGCAGCAAGGTCACGGCATTGTGTCCCGACATGGAGCCACCCGCGGCCTCAAATACCTGCTCAGGAATACCCGATGCCTCATCTCCCACCAGCATCACGTTGTCGCTGTGTACGCCTTGCAGGGCTTCGGGCTGCTCGGCGCGTGATGTCCTGGCTGAGATAAACGCTTCGGTGGCGGCATCCTTGACCTCGATGCGGTCTTGCTTGACCTCGAGCTGGTCCTGCAAGAGTTGCGGCATGGCCTTGATCCATCGCTTGAGTTCTGCAAAGAGCGCGTCATAGAGCTGGCTGCTGGTGGGGGCCGTGACCACAATCTTCACCGGGAACCGCAAATGCAAATACCACAGCATGGCCCAGGCACCAGCGGTTGATTTGCCAACACCGTGCCCAGACCTGACACTTATTCTGCGATTCCCTTTGGCAATGTGCATCAGGAATTCTGCTTGCCAAGGGTCAGGGGTGACACCAAGCACTTCTTGCACGAACCTTACAGGGTTGTTCTTGTAGAGTCTTACGAATTCGACAAACGGGTTCTGGGTGGGGTCGAGAGTTGTCTCAACTTTTTTTATTTTTTTTGGAAGAGTGACGGTGGGCGGTGCCGGGGTTGGGGGGTGGGTCATGGTCGGTGTTTCTTAAGGTGCTGCATCAGCCTGCCCCCAGCCGCGAGCGCAAGGGGGGGTCGGCGCGGCCAGCAGGCCAAGGCCAGCACCGGCGCGGCTAGCAGCCTGTGTGCAACTTACACGCGCCTGTGGATTGCTGGTTAGTGACTGCTTGCGCTCAATGCCGCATGGCTGCTGGAATCGGCATATCGTTACCAAAAGCCTAATCGTTACATTGTCCATTATGTTAAGTTATTCCATGCCTGCGCCAGTGCTTATGCACAGAAATGGCAGTTATCCACAGGCAATCCCATCTGACCTGTGGATAAGTAGTCACTTATTTGCCCTCGCCTGTGGATAACTCGGCCTCGATGACCTCTGCGTGGCGCAGCGCGTCCATTCGCATTGAGCCGATGTTGATCTGGACCTGCGCCTGTTTGGCCCCGTAGACGCTCGGTTTCCACTTCTCAGCCAGCCACTGGCGCGTTTGGATGCGGACGCGAGCGTGCGCGGCGTGCTCGGGATCGGCGCTGTCCGCTATCGCCAGCGTCTCGCACGCAAGCTCATCGGCTGCCTTGGCGCGCGCACGGGCGATCATATCATCGCGGTCATTTTCCTCGATCCACTTCTCAAGCGCCCTGCGCCCGATCCCAAGCTCATAGCAAATTGCTGAGATCGGCTTGCCAGCCTCGAACATGGCAAAGACAAGGTCCTCCGGCAATTCCTCAAGCAGCTCAAGATCCCGCCGCATCTTTGGTCTTCCAGGCATGTTTTTAGCCCTTTCCAGCGACTTTTAATCGCTCAAGTACCCAAGCCCAGCATCTGGCACAAAGTGCCTTAAATCGCTCGATTTTGTCCATGCTTAAATTTCTCCG